TCTGCAATGCAGTCGCACCGGAAAGGGCCACAATCGACATTTGGGCTCCATGCCAGTTTGTTCCCCCAGTCCAAGTCAATGAAGAATCTGAACCGGTGGCGGTTCTTGAATAAGTGGCAGTCCAATAACCGCCGTAGTAATCGTTCTCGGAACCACGCATTGTCCAGCCTGCGTAAGTTATATCACCTTGTGTGCCAACTTTTGGTTCAAATTTGATGCGAACGTGTGCGATGAGAATGTCACCAGCAACGACACCAGAAGGAATTGTGCCAGTAAGCGAAGTTGTCTGTGTTGTTACCGTTGACGCCGAGCGAAACGCCGGACCACTAACCGTGTTAAAATAAGTGTTGCCAGCGTCATTAATGCTGCCTGTACTGCCACCCCATTTAGCATAAAGCAAATCGTTTGTTGACCCTGTGCCTGCCGGTCTATCCAAACCAGTGTTAATGGCTGCCGGCGCGACTTTGGCTTTCATGGAGTCATTAAAGTTTGGCATCAGGATTTCCGTTGTGTACGTTGACGTGCGCCAGGGGGTTGCCCTAACGTGCCGTTAGCTGCCTGCATTTCCCTGATTCGCTGGGTAATCATGTTGCGGTTTGGCCAGTCATGTGCTTCCAAGACGGCTTCAGTGTCCAATGCACCCATAGCGAACAGGGCGTCGGCTTCTCCAACCCGTGCGGAACGTGATGTGGAGGTTTGTGAACCAGCTGATACGAGAAGTTGGAAACGCATGGGGACACGACCTTCGAGGCTGGGCGTGTAAAAGTGCATGTGGTGAAGGGCGAGGGCAGTTTTTTCACCGGACGGCCCAATCATTGCCACCAAACGTGGTTTGTCATAAAATTCGCATACCAGAGAAGCAACTTTTTCGCCTGAGCCACGCAAAGCAACTTCAAGGTTGCGTAATGCCTGCCTGATCCGCACGAACGCTGCTTCTTGCACCGAATCAAGTACGCCTTGTGCGTTGCGTCCGGTGGGGGTGGCTCCACGGACAATGCCTGACAGACCGGAAATGCGTTCCATTTCACCAATATAAAACCCGATTAGTGACATAGCGAATTGTTCGTGGAACGGCGGCGGATTCAACCATTCGGCCCGTCCACCTGCGTTGATACTAATACGCTGACCGGGTTTGTTAGTGATTTTGGTGCGTTGAATGCCGGCACGGTTGTCTTCCAAAAACACTGGGTTACCGGTTAGCCAAATGTTATGTTCCATCGCCGCCAAAAGGCGATTAATGGACAGCTGTGTGGGTGACAGCATCTCCACCATTGAGTAACTAAAGAACTCTCCGGTATCAATCGGTACATACCGGTCGTATGGGTGCTGTCCGTGGTTCCACAGTTCATCTGCGGGTTCGTCCATTAACACACAGTTACCGGCAATAACTACACATCGCCAGCCATCGTAAATACGTTCTTTGTCTGACGGACCGGAAAGAGCTGATTCGTCTTCAGGGAGGCTAGGGAAGGCGTCTGTGTGGACGGGGGTGCGTAGCCATGCCTCAAACAAAGTAATGCCACGGGTGTCGTTGACGGTCATACGGTCGGTTTGACCGGGTAGTCCGTAACGGGGTGCAGTGGCCGGCGAAATGGCTCCAGGGTTTGCTTTAGGTTGCGTCGCTGCCCCAGTTGTTTCACTGATAACAGTCGGTGATTCTTCCGTGTAATCCTGATAAGCGTCGTCACCGATACGTTTCAATGCCCCCGGAAAACGTCGTTCAACTTCCTGAGCCGGCAACGTTTTCACTTCAACAAAATAGTTGGCGTCATCCATGTTGCGGGCTTGCGGGTCAGGGTAAAACGTAAACGGGTCGATACGGGAAATCATGGCATTGCCAAGTCCGCCGACACGGTTCTGATCCCAAGACGATTTCAGGATACCGATGCCGTAAAGCCAGCCGTCCCAAATAAGTTTCTCGATTTCGAGATCAAATTTTTCGACTTGCCAGTTGGTTTGCAACACCAGTTTCAAATCGTGGGCGAGTTGGTCGTAAAACTCTGCAAACGGTGAATGCGGTTCCGCTGCGGGAGCCACATCAAAGGTAGGTCGCTGGTCGGTCATCCATGACGTAAGGGACGAAACAATCGGAAAAATTTCTGGGACTTCAGGTTTCGGCATCCACGCAGCCCGGTCACCCCAAGTGCGGTTACGCATAATCTGATAGTTTTTAACCCACTGAGTAATTAAAGGCCGGCGTGCAGAACGGGCCTTATAAAACAGGTCTTTAACCTGCGACGCTAACGCTGCCTCCTTTTCAGGAGACAGTTTAGGTATTTTGGGGTCGGCAGCGGAACCCGGCTCTTGCGGGTTAGCTGATTCAGGCTGGATTGGACTAGGGGTTTCCGTTACAGCCACTGTGTCTTAGCCTCCGACATGCCGTCATCCCTCATTTTAGCGTATGTAGCGTCCAGACCTTCGTCAGTTACACCAAGTTCTGTTTTAGCTTCACGAGGATCAACAGCAACATACCTGTGTTCAATGCCTGTGGCTTCTGTTCGTTCCTCAGAAAGTGTTTTAAACGCATCGTTTAAATCGTTCTTTCCGTTCACATAACGACCCACAGCAGCATTAAAATGCGGTTGCATATCCATTTTAGGTTGGAACAGCGAATATTTGCGTGTCATCACGCCAGAACATGTGGGGCATGAAGGTGGTGTGGTGTCACCGAGTTCACGCCAGTCTTGAAACACACCATCTTGAGTGCATTTAAATTCGTAAATAGGCATTTATTCCTCTTTGTCCCATGAATCCCACGGCAACGGACGCAACAAACTGTCTGTTTCCGGGGTTTCTTCTTGAATACCATAAGCGAGAAGCGGTGAATCCATAGCGTGACAGGTCACCGTGATAGCCAGCGACATTACAGTGTCGTCGTAACCGTCCTCATTGGCCGGTCCGTACCCGCCGGTGTCGAGAGTCACATAGTTAAGCATCTCATTGTATGTGACTTGATCGTGAATGGTAAGTGACCCATCCATAATGACTTTCAGTAGCCAGCCCATAGCGAGATGCTTAGATTGCGTGGTTGTGGACCAGCCGTACTGGTCGGTAGAGACCTTGCCGGGGGTGTGATCGGGGCGTGCTTTGTTCCAAATCTTCGGATAGTTCATACCCAGCAGCTTGCCGATAGTCATGTAACCGGGGCCTTCGATCTCATTAGTGACCATAGCTGTGTTGTAATACAAACCGATCTTAAACAGTTCTTCAGCAAAGCCACCTGGATCGACACGGCCACGCCACACCGCAACCTGTTCCATAGTTCTTCGGTTAATGACCTGAGCGACCGCAAAGTCTCCACGGGTAGTGTGTGTCGGGTCGCCACCCACAAAATAAACACCCCAATCAGCGTCGGCAGACGGCGCACGAAACACGTTCATAGGCCCTTGCGGATCGGCTTTAAACGTGACCTTGTTGCCGTCACGCAGCAAATAACCTTTAGTTCCCGGCAACGGCTCAAACACTTTATTCAATGCATGATGAGGGAACACGTTCGTACCAGATGCAATAAACGCTTCCTCAGGAGTAGCCGGATATTCCTGTTTAAACTTTAAAACATCGTTCTCACACAAGTTTTTGATAGCCCAGCGACGCCAAGCCAACCGGTCATCCGACAACCCCATACTCCGCAATGCTTTCTCATCCGAGTCCACATTGCCCAGCGAGTTGTACGGTAATCCAACATATGACGCCAAATACTCCGGGTGTTTATGCCACGGAAAAAACAGTGGTTCATATTCGGTGTCGCCGGCTTCAGCGGCCAGCCACTGCTGATGAAAATAATTGCCCATACCGTTAGCAGTGGACTCCATGATAATCGCTGTGCCAGGTGTGGACGGAATCGTTTGTCGCAAACCCAGCATCACTGTGGACGCTTCAGGCCAAAACGCCACTTCCGACGCATGCAGGAAATGAATGGTCGCAGACCGACCAGTGGCTTTATTACCTGCCGTAGACACCTGAATACTCGACCCAGTAGTCGTCCACGCAATATGGTTTTTAGACTCTGCCTTAGGTTTCCCGTACAACCCCTTTAGCGGGTAAGTGTCCCAATACAGTTTCGTCATGTTCAGAAGGTTCTGTGACGCAGGGATTTCATGGGCAATAACCATGCCCTTATACCTCTCATACACGAACGCCAAACTAAACAACACTGCTTCAGTGATCGTCGAAATACCCAGCTGTCGGGCTTTCAACACAATGATCCTGATACGCCCGGTCGTATCCAACTGGCGTTGAATGGCATCCAAATACTCCTGCTGCGCCCAGTTCGGCACTAGCGGAGTGACCTGCAAATCCTTAGTGAGAATCGACAGGTTGCGAACCATCGGAGTCAAGTTCACTCGGGAGGCCCATCCGCCACAAGTTCATCCTGACCTTTCCTAACACCAACACCACGACCCACATCGGAACGCATCTGACGGTTCATCTGCTCAACCTGGAACCGCAACGCCACAATCGAATCATCCTCTTTCTCCTCCTTCAATTCCCGCACCAAAGCCGGAATCATCGACCGCATCAACGTGGTCTTCACCGCCGGCGTACCCGTCTGCATCATCTGCTCATACGCATCCAACGTCATATTGGCGATACGCCTAACACGGTCCCGTAGTTCCTCATCCTGAGCAATAACAGCAGCAGCCAACACATTCACGTCAGTCACATACTTCTCAGCCACCCTGACCACCAGCCTCCACATAAGCCACATACGGTTTATGGAACACCACGATCTGAAACATAACGCCCGGCTTATCCGTCAAAGGCAACGCCGCATACTTATCGTCCAAAGGCACCCCCAACGTCAAAATCATTTCCCCATCCCGCTCCGAAAACCGTGCGCCCTTCTGATACGCCGAAAACTCTGCCAACACCACCCGACCATCATCCACCGGTTTCTTCCTAGCAGCCATCAAACAACCCGCCCATCCATACGAGCAATCTCAGCCAACAAATCAGACCCCGGCTCAATCATCGCAGTCCGATCCCCACCCTCAACCGGCCCCAAATCAGGGAAATCATAATCAGTCGGATCAGGCACAAAGTCCCCCATGCCATCCCACTGAGGAACCTGCTGCCAATGCGTAACACCCATCTCCTCAGCCAAATTCGCATCCGGCTGCACAACCATCGGCCCATGATTCGGATACTGCACAGCAGCAGCAACCGAATCAACAGTGCCGGCAACAGCCAAACCCAACGTAGAACCCAACTCCGTCACAGTCTCAGTCACCGTATCCCCCAACAACCTCACAATACGATCAACCAGAAACGCAACAAAGCCAACAGCCAACGCAGCACCCGCCACACCAGCAAACATAACCGTAAAACCAGACCTGGAACGCACAAACACTCCCCTAATAGACACCGAAAAGCTCAAACCACTGTAACACTAAATAGCGTATTACCTA